CGACGGGGGCGAACCCTAGCGCCGCCCCCATCGCAATGGCCACCGCCAGGCGGTCCCGATGGCCCCGCAGCCTGGTGACGGGTGAAGGGAGCGGCCGGGCGATTCCCCTGCCCGGCCTTCCTGCCTCGCGCTCGGTTTCCTTACGCATCATCATCAGCCCCTACCGCCCGATGCGGCGAGCCACACCATCAGTATGCCCATCATCAGCACCAGCAGTCCCAGCGGTTCCATTGTGTTCCTCCCTTACGTCGTCGGCCAGCATTAGGTATGCACATGCATCTACGAGGTCGTCGCGGTTTATCCTGCCCGTGGCCCGTACCAGTTTCATGCCCGCGAGCATCAGGGCCACCATGTCGGCGGGCACCGGGTCCGTGCCCATCAGTTCCCCCCACACCGCGCCGATGGCGGCCAGGTTGCCGGATGCGTCGCCGTAGTCGGCCTGCCGGTCATGGTATGCCATGCGCGCCGCGTCAGCGCCTAGCCGGGCCGTCATGCGGCTGCCCGCCACACCGACTGCACCACGGCCACCGGCTCGCCCGTCGTGCGGGCCACGGCCACTAGCGCGGCGCTGGTCGTCATGCCACGGGCCTGCGCTCGGCGCACTAGGTCGGGGATGGTCGGAGGCTTCGTCACCGGCTGTTCCCCACGGTCGCGCGCCCGCTTGCATCGCGGGTGGCCGCAGGTGACCCGGCGCGCGTCGGGGCTGGCAATGGGCCGCCCGCACATGCGGCAGGTGTTGGCCATCATGACACCGCCCATGCGACTAGCACGATGGCCAGCAGCAGGATGACGCCCAGGCCCATCACCACGGCGGCAGCATCCAGCGCCTTACGCATCGTCATCACGCGGCACGATGGTGAGCGTAGGATGGGGCTGGGGTTCGTACACTACCTCATGGAACGGGACACCGTGGGCCGCAAGCGCGGCGGCGTTGGCCCGCAGGTCGGATACCTTCGGCCGCGTCCAGGTGGTGACCTGTTCGGTGAGGCCCAGCCCGGCGATGGCCTCGCGGTACTTCTCCAGCCCATCCTCGCGCACGCGCATGGCCGGACGGCGGGCGGGCGGGGCCATGACGACCCATCCCATAGGCCCAGCGTCCACGGCCTCGCCCATGCTCATGGTGGCGGTCAGGTGCGAGCGCAGGTCATCGGCGCGACGGGTCAGCCGGGCCAGTTCGTCCTCGGCCTCCAGCCGCGCTAGTTCCACCTGCGCGAACTCGCGCGCCATGCGCTCGCGGTCGTCGGTAGTCATGCCGCCCCCTTCGGTTCGTCAGCCATCTTAGCCACAAGGCCCTTTGCCCGCTCAAATGTGGCGGGGTCCGTAAGGGCTGCGCGCTCGGTGATGCCCTCGGCCTTCAGCACGGCGGCCACCTGCGCCATGCTCACATCCGGCCCGGCCGCCAGGTGCAGCGCCTTTAGTTCGGCGGTGCCGGGCACGGGCGCGGGGTCGGCCACGGGCAGGTCGGTGTTACTGCGGGACGGCTTCGCGGCCTTGCGGCGCTGCGGCTTTGCGGCTTCGGCGTCGGCGGCA